ACACCAATACAAGGTGATTCAACAGGAACACTATTTGGAGATAGATTAACTCCATATCCATCTGGTGAACTTGTAGTTCAGACTCCTAATGCAGCATTTGCGTTAGTATATCTTGGAGCAGTTGATAGTAATGATCAAATAGGCATCCCAACCAGCGTACAAGGTTGGTGGTTAATGGAGGTATAATAAATGCCAAGTTACAACCGTATAAAAGCACAGAAAGCCAGTCCAGTTGGTACAATCATGCCATGGACTGGTAGTACAAGCGACTCAGCGTTGGTTGCTGATGCAATACCAAAAGGTTGGATAGTGTGCAATGGTGCTCAACTTAAAGCAAAAGATTATCCTATTCTTGCACAAATATTGGGCAATGAATACGGTCCTGTAGTAGAGACTGGACAACCATTTGTTGGTATATCTAATTCATATCCAAGTTATAATGACGACGATGTATTTAATTTACCATCTTTGAACCAGACAGTTCCAATTGACCTAGAAGGAAACTTGTTAACAGGTGTAGAGTTAAGTGTTATAGGTCAATATGTTTCTAAAAACGGATTTGAAGGCAATCAACCACTAACAAATGTGTTGTCATATATTGATGCAGAGTTTATAACAAGTCCAGCAGCAGAATTATCAGGAAAAATAAAAGGTATTACTCTTGAAGAACCATCATACTTTGATACTATTAGAACTATACCTAGAAAACTAGGTGTTGAACATACTGCAACTCATACACACCCAAGACCATCAGATGGTACTGTATACCCATCTGTAGAATTAGGTGGTGCTTATGTAGGTCTATTTGAAGCAGGATATTTTGAGACTCAAGGAAATGAATATTCAACAGGATCAGATGTAGGTTATTCTAACGCAGAACCATTAGCAGATAGATTTGACACAGGTGAAGTTTTCTGGACAGCATATGACCCTGCAGCAACATCATTAGTTACATGTGATAATCATAAGCACTTTGGTTCATCATCTGATGTTATACCATTAGTACCAAGCATTGATAGAAATATTCCAAGTTATGGACAAACAACTGGTGCACCTGGTGCTGGTGGATATGCAGATAACAACTCATGTGTGTCACAGGTACAACAAGCAGCAGTTACAGCACCATTCCCACCACCAGGCACATACTTAGGACAGAAAAACTATTATGCATCAGAACAAGTTCCATTAGCAAGAAGAGGTGGTGGTGCAACTCCTCCAGTTACAGATCCAAATGATTACTATGGTGCACCTGAAACAGCAGCTGGTAGAGACTTTCCATATCCTGTAACACTAAACCATACTGGTGATGCTTTTACTGATCCAGCACTAGGATCGCACAATCATTTTACCATTGATATAACAATGACCAATGGACAAATGAATATACCTAACACTATACTCATAAATAATATGACTACTGGAAACATAGAACCTATAAATGTTGACAGAGCATTGAGTGTACAGATAAATCCAAACACACCATCCTTAGTCGTATTGTATATCATCAGAGCATACTAATGGCAGTATTATATTCAAAAGAAAAAGGAAAACTAGGGACACTTACTGGTTCTATTATAAACTGGTCAAATCAATTGACATCAAACGATCCTGCAGACCTTTTGGTATACCAAACTCTTCCTGCTGGTTATTTGAGATGTGATGGTTCAGTTTACCTAGCAGAAAATTTTCCAGAACTTGCTGCTATATTAGGTGTAGGTTCTAATTGTAGATATAAAAAACCAGATACAACTTTACTTGACAATCAATTTCAAGTACCAGATCTTAGTGCAAAATCTACTAAGACATCATTTGGTGCAAACTTAGGAGATTATCAGGACACATATCTATTGAATGACGCAGAGCAAGAGATAACTAAAGCTGGTGTAGGATTAGAAGTTAGTAGTAACATAGGTACATCATTTGAAGTACAATATCAAGGTAATTTCTTTTTACCATCACAAACCATTGAGATAACAGGACAACCTGGTTTTGCCAGATCCAGTGGTAACTACACAGAAGAGACAGAAGTATTACACACAGCATTCCAACCACATGCTCACTTCCATGATGGTAAGAGATCTAGAACTGCATCACCCACGAGTGAATTTAGTTTGTTTGGTAGAAACTCATACAAATCTAAGTCTACATTATGCATATCATCGTGGGCAGACAATACTACTCAACCATTATGTAAAGCAGCAGCATCTAAATTTGTTGCTGCCTTGATGCCTAACAGAAACAAATCAAATCAGTGCTTTACTTTCTTGGTTGGAGGTCCGTCTCAGGAAACCTACGAGTATTATGGTGGATGTTGGAATGGTTGTACATTTGAAGATACTGGTCAGTGTCTTGTACCTGGCGATATTCCTATATTAAATCCAGATGGAAGTGGTACACCAACAGGACAGTTTTATCAATTTGGATGTAATAGTAATGGTACTCAGTTAGGGTGGCCGATGTATTCTCCAGAGGGAACAGCACCACAAACAGGATTTTGTGGAAATATGCCATATCAAGGAGATATGACTTGTAAGACAGGACCTAAATGTAACGTAGGTCCTTCAAACTGTAATGCATACAATGATTATGCACAGGCAACAGGTAGTCAACCACCAACTCATCAAAAATTAGGAGCAAACTATACACCAGCACTTGTAAGTAAAGCAACTCAGGTGCCATTTGACTCACAGGCAGACACTCCTGCTTTTGCTGCTCTTAATAATACAGTTACTGACGTAGAGGAGTTTGGTAGAGACTGTATACACAAACATTTTATGCCTTTTGAACAGGATCCACATAACTTTTTTGTTGTAACACAACCAACATACATCCCTGCTGATGAGATAACATCTACAATTCAAATAGATGTTAACGAACAAAACAAAGCAGATGGTTATATACAACCATTCTTAGTTCAAGAATTTTTAATTAAATATTAAAATGGCAACATACAGGAATTCATACGCTAATTATTATTCCGATAAGACTGGTAACCACTCTCCTGTCGGAACAATTCTTCCTGTCTTTGCAGATATTAACTTAGCATCACAAGAACCTGAGTACGCATATCCACAGCATTTGTATTGTGATGGTAAAGAACTAAAGATTCGTGACTACCCAGAATTATACAGCATCATACAAAATAGATATGGTGGTTCTGCATCAGTTACAAAGACTCAAGCAAACCAACCTGGCGGATTACAAGCATCATTTATCCAGAATAATAAGTTATTTTTTAAATTTTATTGGGATTCTAGCAACAATAAAGTAAATGTAAAAAGACCATATCCATATGGTGCAGTGTTTAGATTTAATAATTTAATAACAAATCCATTTGGTGCATTTGGAACATCTAGTGTATTTGATCAAGAAACATTTTATTCATTACTAGAACCATCAGAGGACACATCTAGTTCTCCCTATCAGTTCAATAATGTGTTTACATATGAGATAGGTTTTCCTGATACGGTTGACATATCTACTGTCAATCCAGCAAATTATTTAATTGATTTTACTGGAGCAGGAATTTCACATCCTGAGATCATCATACAAAAATCATTTACATTTTCAGATTTTCCATATAATATTGGAACTTTTGCTTTACCAGATTATAGACAAAGAAAGATACTTGGATTTGGTAACGTCAACGGAGCAGGAACAGCAACACCAGAGAATGCAATCAACAACTTCGTTGGACAAACTGGTGGTTCATGGTACATTCCTAAAGCAACACTAATTGATAGTGGTGAGTTCTTTGTTATTGGTGACGTAAAAAGTACAGGATACAATCAAATTACATCAGATATTCCAGCATATCTAACAGGATCTGTCAAATATAGGGTAGGTCCTATGAGTGATTATGTTTTTCCATTCCCTCCTACACACAGTCATAGAATATTATCAGTAGAGGTTGATGAGACAAAACTTGTAGAGTTAAGTGGTACTCCTGTTGATAAGTTTGCTGTAACTTATATTAGTAGTAGAGCAAACATCAATTTATTTGAACCAAATGGATCTGCTGGTGGTGCATTAGGTCATTCACATGGTCTGATTGGTGTGCCATTACAAAATGCACAGACAGCAACATATGGTAACACTAATGGTATCGGTGAAACATTATCAGATACTGGTGCTGGACAATATCAATACATGGTATCAGAGTCTGCAACTATAATTGTTACTTCAATAACATATGATTCTAACAGTGGATTTATAACAGTCAATACAGATGGTAACCATAACTTATCAGTGGGTGATATTGTAACTGTAAGTAATGCTTCTCCATCAGAATTTGTTGGTAATTTTACCATTGTAGCAGATGGATTTAGTCTTACTAATTTTAATGTATTACCAAGAGATGGAGAAACTCCTACACAAGCAACTGCTGGTGGAGCAAGTATAAATGTTAAATTAGCAAATGGTTATTTTGCTGAGACAGAAATTGTAGTGCCACCAAGAATATATGTTGTTGATCAGAACACAACTGTAGGTGGTAAAGAACAAACATTTACAGTGCCAGGTAATACTATTGCAATACAAGAGAGTACTTTTACTGGAACTGCTGGAACAACAGTATTAAAACCAAGTCCACAACAGGGACAAGTTGATGGATGTGTAATAACTATTGCTGCACCTGGCGGTGGTGGTGCAGATAGTGACAACAATGGTACAGATGGTGGATATGCAGAGGTTGGCATAACTGTTGATGGTAATTTCTACACTATTAGAGTTACAGGTGGTACTGGTGGACAATCAGGTGCTAACGGAGGAGCAGCTGGTGTTGGAGGAACAATTGAAGTTCCACAAGTATTATTAGATGATACTAGATTTAATATAGGTTGGGTTGATGGACAAGATGGACAAGCTGGTGGTATACCAGGTCTTGGTGGTAATGATGTTTTAGGTGGAGGTGTAGCAGCATCACAGGCAGGAGCAGAAACCACAGGTGGAAATGGTACAGCACAAACAAAAACTATCAATGGTTCACAACCAGAGGAAGTATTTACAACAAATGGATCATGGCAAATACCAACATTACTAGTCAATGAAGTAAGCAGATCTATTGCAGTTGAGATCTCTGGTGGTGGTGGAGGTCCTGGTAATGCTAACGCAAACTCTGGATGTACAGGACAATGGCCAGGTTGGCCAACAGCACTATCAGGTAGAAGTGGTGCACTTGGTGGATATGGTGGTAGAGGTGCAAGAATAAGTGGTGTTCTTGAAGCACAGACTGGAACATTAAGTTGGGAACTAGGAAATGGTGGTAATGTTGGTTTCAACAGGAGATCAGGAACATCAGGTCAAGGAACAACTGGTAACGACCCTGCTACAGGACAACCATGG